GATTGTCAAAAGGCTTTCTTTGTCAAGCTGGGGAAGCCCGACAACCGGATAAACCGCCGATCCGTCGCCGATGTACTGCGTTAATATGTCGCCGTCGTCGCTGTACCGCTCGAAGATTGCAATATTCTTGTTCTTCTTGCAGATAGCGGCGATACTTTTAATCTTCATCTTCGCACCCCCACTTGATAGCCTGTCCGCATTGCCCGCAAAAAACGTTTTCGTTTTCGTCTGCGTTGTGCAGATATTCGCCGCTCCCGCAATTCGGGCAAGTAAGAACGCCTTTGTCCCCGTCCGGATACGGTGAAGCGGGAATGTTGAGCGCGTCCGCGTCGTGCCGTTCCGCATTGTCCGAAATGTCAACGCGGGGAACGCGGATCGCCAGCGCGATTTGGCAACCGCAAATCGGGCAATCAACCGCCGAAAAGCGCGTCGGCGGTTTCGTCAGCATATCCGCCATAGAACGCGGTTCTTCCGCCGTGTAGATGTTTTCCCGCTCCGGTGTGAAGCGATAGCCGCAAACGCGGCATTCTGTCTTTTTCTTGCTGAACATAATTGAATAGCTCCTTTCGTGTGATTTAATATTTACCGTAGACGCGGACGGCGGTTTTCCCGCCATGCGTCGCCGCCGATACGATAGCCGAAGGCATAAAGGAAACGCGCAAGAAGTCCCGCGCGGCGCGCTTCGCAAGCCGCCATGTAATCAACTTCGCGTTCGGCTCTTCCGCCGCCGTGTCGTCGATCGGATATTCGCAAATAAGCACGGTGTTTCCGAACGGGCGGCGCGCCGGACGTTCCTTCATAAACTCTTTGTTTCCTTCCTTGCACTTGATAATTTCAAGCGCCTTCGGGAACTGCCAGCCGCTTTTGTTGTCCTTCATTGTGTGTCCCTCCCTTAATCTGTGTACGGGCTTTCAAGCGTCCAGCCGAAGCAATCCGTACTTTTCCATTCCATTGTGAAGTGATTGCGCCGCCCGTCGCCCGTGAAGAAGCAGTATTCCGCCGGAAGCACCCGCCCGACGTTTTCTTCGCCGTCCCGCTCCGCGCGGTATCGTGTCAGCACGTCCGCCGCAAGAAGGGCGAATTCCTCTTTCACGGGATATTCGGGATCGTAGCCGCTGAACTGATAGGGCGCTTCGATAACCTCCAGCACCGTGTCGGGGAAGCGCGGATCGTCAACGCGGTTCAGAACGCACCATACAACCGCCGCTTGCTCCGTCGTAGAAGGAACGATCCCCGCTTCGCCGTAGATCAGCTTTGCAAGGGCTTCAACCTCCGCCGCGTTCGGCACATATCCCGCCACCGTCCCGCTCGAAGGAAGAAGAACGGCGGTCGGCTGGTGTACCTCTTCAAGCGTTCCGGCGGTCGTATCCTTCGGCTTGTCCGCCGCATCGCTCCCGCTCCACGGCATAAGCGCCGCAAGAAGGGCGGCGACGGTCAGCAACGCAACCGTAAGGGCGACGCGACGGCGAAGCATTGCCCGCCGCCGTCGTTGTGCCTGTATCCGCCGGGGCTTGTGTGCGCTGGCTGTCTGCTCGACTATGTAACCGCAAGGCACTTCGCAAATAAACTTCCCGTCCGCGTCTTGCAGGACGGCAAGCGCCCCGCGCGCCCGATCCGCCGTCATTGTTCCACCTCCGCCGCCGGAAGGGAAAGCCACCATTCCGGATTGTTCCGGAACTGCTCATTCGCGCAAGCGTCGCAATTCTCCGCCGTGCAGGAAGAGCAATAACGCTTCTGAAAAGCCGCGTCCCACGGCGCTTCTATGACCGGAAGGGAACGAAGGAAGCCCGCCAGCGTGGGCTTGTCCTTCGTGATAGCGTCAAATACCGAAGTGAACTGCCGAACGTTCAAAACTTCGTCGCCGATAATGCACCCGTTCGCGATCCGCTCTTTGATGAACTCAACGCACGGCATTTCCTCCGAAACGCGAAGATCATTGAACCGCGCTTCCGCTTCCTCGAAGCTGTCGAAGGTAACGGCGTTTGCGACGGACGCTTCGCCGTCGTATTCCCATAAACGGATTTTGTATCGTGTTGTACTCATTCCGAATAGCTCCTTTCCCGCGTTACTCTTCAATGCCGATATAAAGCACGTTTTCATCGGCGCGAAGCTCCGTGATCTTGCAATATGCGTATTTGTTCATTTCGTCGTGTGCGAAGTGCTTATACAAGCCCCTGTAAACGTCCCGCTTCTGATAGCCGCATTCCCGAACGTAGATATACACGTTCGTAAATCCGCTTATTACGTAGCCGATCGTTTGAAGTGCCACGTTGTTTGCGATCCTCTTCATCTTCATATTGAATAGCTCCTTTCGTATTTCAGCAATTCGCGCCGCGTCGGTTTCCTCTGCGTCGGAAATTCTCTTGCACCGTCGCTTGTGCAAGATCGGCGCTGTACTTCGGGCGGGCGTAGCCGTCAAACTCTCCCGTATAGCCGCGCTTCAACTCTTCGTAGATAGCGGCGGCGCTCCTTTTCAGACGGGCGGCAATGTCAACAACGCGTTCACCCTCTGCATACATTCTTTCGATCTCGCGGCGCTGTTCCAGCGTCAAATAACTGTATCCGTTCAATGTTTTAACCTCCTTCCGCCTGCCTTCGGATAAAAAAATAATGCAGGAAAAACCGTAACGGTTTCTTCTGCATTTAATGATACTCTTAACAATCCAATCTGTTCCTGATTCTCCGGTAGCATTGTTCCAACGGTAATTAAAGCCGCTGATAACAAGCTTTGGACGGGTGGGATTATAGGCAGACTGGCTGCCCTGCATTAATTTAAGCTCCCCGCCCTTCATACCCGGCAGCACCTTGACCTTTGCGCTTATTGTGTAGGTCGTTTTAGCTTTTAATCTGAATGCTTTTGAACCGGTTGCATCGTACATACCCAATTCTATATTGTTGGTCGAGCCCTTGGGTGACGAAAACTTAATGCAGCTGTTTGAAGGATCGTCCGGATCGGCAATAATGCTGTAGGCATTATTTGAACTGTCGGTTACTCCGCTCTCATTAAATCCTAAAAATGTTGCATTATATTTTGCATAAAGATATATGTCCTGATCGGGATATTCGGTGACTTTGTTTTTAAATGTAATGTCGGTATACCAGCCTTCAAAGAACATTGACTGTTCGGGACGTGTAGGTCTCGGGATCACGGTACCTGCCGCGCAGGTTTCTTTCGTGACGATACCGCTGTTATTCTTTGTAGCGGTTATGACCGAACTGCTCCAGCGTGCATAAAGCGTCGTGCCGGTGCTTGTTAACTGATATTCGTAACCGACATAACCGGTCTTGCATTCGGGATCGGTGTACCATCCCGCAAGGGCTTTGTCCCCGTTTTTAATGCCCGACGGGAGAATTACCTTTGAGCCTATCTTGCCGAGCACCGGTGCGGCATAATCGCCGCCGTTGCTCTCAAAACGTACGGCTCCGACTCCTTCTTTATATCTTACCTCTTTGACTGTAACCGACTCAACGGTAAATGTATTGGGCTGATTATCACTGCCGCTTGCGGTAAGGTAGAGCCAACCGTCGGCAACTCCCTTATCGGTCGAATTGAAAATAGCGGTGTAATACTGCCACTCACTGTTTACAGCGGTCAGATTATCGGTCCAGCCTATACAGCACACAGTGTGCCATGCACCCTTTTCACCGGGAGCCTTATGCTTATCCTGTGACTCCGCAGTCGTTGCGCTTACGGCAAGCGAAGCGCTTTTACTCGAAAGGGTCGACAACTTATATTTAACGGTGACGGCATAGGTCGTGTCCTTCAAAAATTTGAAGTAACCGCCGTTATCGGCATCGTATACCGCGAGCAGCTGTCTCCAGCCTGTGTTGGTATCCGGCTTAACATCGGCCTTGGTAGTAAAATGTGCGCCGTCGTCAGCTACAAATGAAAGCTTACCCTTATCTTCAGAGCTGTGAGCAAACACCTTGTGATCCAAAGGATTCCATTTCGTACCGTCAGCCGATTTGAAGTCGAAAACAAACTCGTTATTGAGATCCTCGCCGTTATCGCCGACACGGTCTATATAGAAGTTATCAAAGTAAACCGTTTCGTCACAGTTTGCATTCGAATTGACCTGTAAATAGAGGTGATCCGCTCCGTTCATATTGGCAGGAGCCGTGACCGTGACCTCGGCGTGGAGCCACTTTGAGTCTGAATCAAGTTTGTATACCTTACCGTCAGACATCAGTGTTCCGTTTTCTGCGGTGATCTTAAAGTTTGAGAAATCGGTCGCAAGGACAGTCTTTCCCGGAGTTATGACATTGCCTTTTGAATCGGCATAGTCTATCATTTTGCCTCTGAGCAGTCTCAGTTGAATAATGTTATTCGCGCTGTACGAGCCGGCCTTGACCTTATAGTCAAAGGATATGACATACTGCTCGCCCGACTGCATTGAAAATGCGTTGGTCGCAAGGCGGTCGGCTGTGGCGCTGTCGTCCTTGCCTATTTCAATGCTGCGTGAGGTTCCCATTGAAGAATTAACAAATACCACTCTATTGCTGCCGTTTTCCGGATCGGAAGTATATCCGTTATACTTCATGGCTGCATCATAGAAGCCGGACACACCGGTATTATTGTCAAATGTCAGCCTTACTGTCGATCCTGTAGGCGTATCGCCAACTCTGAAGGCGCTTGTAACGCCGTTTAAAGCAATCGCACCAAGCGATACTATGAGGAGGGCAGCGCACAAAATACTGATTGCTTTATGAAGTTTTCTTAAATTCATCATATGCTCTCCTTTATTCCTGCACTCTTGTGACGCGCCAGGTGCCGGTTGCATCCTTTGCATACTGCTTCATACCTTTCAACTGATATATCTCTATCCAGTCGATATAGTATGTACTTGAGTTTTCCCACTCCCAAGGATCGTCCGAAGGTGTACCGCCGCGTTCGTTAGCGCCCGGTGTCGAACCTATTCTAAGGTAAAGCGGCTGATCTATTACCATCTGCTCCGCACCCTCTCTTATAGACTGGGTAACATAGTCAACACCGTCGCAGGTGAACTTGACGGTCTTGTTGTCAAGCGCCCAGTATCCGTATGTGTGGAAGTCAAGCCAGAAGCCGCGCTCGTCAAGAGCATAGTACTTATTATTGACATGTATTGTCTTTGCACCAGGATCAAATTTCTTGACTGTGTTTCTTGGCCATGCATATGTGTTGCCCTGGATCCATGTACCCTCACCGAAAGCCTCCTCAAGGTCGATCTCGGTGCCATAATACTCATCGCCATTCAATGCTATTCCGCCCATCCAGAACGCAGTCCAGAAGGATCTGCCCTTCGGATGGAGTGACGATATTTCAAGGTATCCGTACTGGTAAGCAAAATGGTCTCTCGTATCCTGACCGCCGCCGTAGTATGCATCAGCTGTTTCTATTGACTCATATACAAGACAGCTGTCCTTAACGTAGTTGTTTTTGAGTTTTGAGCTGCCGCGGTAGGGCTGTTTTCCGGTTATTTCGTTTTTGGCATAAGCAGTCTCATCCCATCTCATATACCAGACCGGATCAAAGTCTTCACCCTCAAACTCATCCTGCCAGGTTAGTTTCAGATAGGTCGAAGAATCATAATTCTTGACCGTTTCCTTATAGTCTCCCTCTGCTATGGACATTGAATCGGTTATGACTTTATTATTCTTTACCATATCGGTAAAGACCGTAACGGCAGCTGATGTGGCATAAGGGCTTCCGCCGTTTATGTATATCTTTTTGCCTTCAATGCGTATTTCGTACTTTTCCTTGTCAGCTATTACGTTAACGCCGTCACGCTTACAGTTACCGATTATAATTTCACATTCCGAAACAGGGGTCTGATCAAGCTCATAAGATCCGTCGTTTCTTGCTACCTGATCCTTTATTTCTTCGATCTTATAGCCTGTGCTTTCATGCAGATAATCGATAAGCTTCCCGGTCTCTACCTCGGTAAGATAGCCTACATTATATATGGGACGGATAATTTTGATATCCTTCAGCTTATCGGTGCCGCATATGGTCACAGAAGCGCTGGCAGGTGCATTGTATGTGTAGCATATGCCGCCAGCCATCTCGGTCGTACCTTCCTTGAGATAAGTCTCGGCGAAATACTTAGCTCCCTCGGCGACGCTCTCATCGGAGTAGCCGACTATGCAAACGCTGTTGTCGATAAGGCATATTGCATAATCTGCGCTTTTACCGGTGGTATACTTTTCAAGTATCTCGGCAGCCTTTTTAGATTCCTCACGGTTGGTATCGCCGACAAGTATCTCGAGCCACTCGCCCTTTTCGGTAGAGTCATCGATACAGCTCATTTTAATATCGAGCTGCTTCTTTGCCAGACGGTAAATGTTTAAAGCCGCGTCTTTTACCGTCGCACTGCATTCAGACGAGCGGATAATGCGGTACGCCGGTTTGTTGTCCGCATCGAACAGCGATATTGCCTGCTTCGATATGTATATGTTTCTGATATCGTCGGCATCGACCTGATCGCTGCCTGTTGCATTGCTGCTCGTGCTGCTCGTGTTTCCGCCTGAGTCATTACAGGCGGAAAACATCGGTTATCATCATTACAGCAAGCAAAATAACGGCTAATGATCTTTTGAATAAATTCATAAGCTTTTTCCTTTGCTAACAGTTTGTGGTTTTATATAACATTCACAAAATCAAATCGTCTGCGACCCAATTTATGTATATTATAT